ATCCCTCATTCCTAATTCCTAATTGAAAAAATTTCCACCAATCGTGATTAATTATTTGCGCTTCGTTTTTTTCAATGAACTTTCCGTAAATTTCCTGCTGTCTTAAAAAAAGAGGAATTTCATTTTCAACTTCTTTTATTTCTTCTGTATCCAATAATGGATTATCGTAAGTTGAATAATTAAATGCCTTCCAATTTTCTTTCTCTATACATTTCTGAAATAATTCATAAAACAAATGCTTCTCATTCGCTTTAACCCATTTCCCTTTTGGTGTCCCCCCTATTAATACTTTCGCCTTATAATCTATTACCATAGGCAAAATTGTTTCAGTCCATATTCTCCTGTTCTTTAATATGATACCCGCTTCATTCATTATTATTAAGTTATACGCTTGCCCTTCCATGTTCTCCGGCCGATCCGCAGACTTGAAATCAATTTCTGCGCCATTTATTTTTAAAATGTTATCCTGCCTTTTGTACTGATAAATTAATTTTATTTTATCTAATTGCGGAAGAAAATATCTATCATAATAACGGTTAATATTTCCGTAAATAGTATCAACCCACAATATTTTTGCAGTTGGATTCTGTAATGCTGCACTAATCGCATAAATTACAAATCCTCGCGTTAAACCAAAACGTCGTCCTTTCGCAATTATCTTATAGCGTGAATGATCATTAAATATTTCTTCTTGTTTCGCGTGAAAATTAGATTTTATCGTATAATCTATATCGTTCTGCATTATTATTCTTTAATGTTTTTTTTGTCCTTTTATTTTTGTCTCTCTTACATTACAAAATCATCTGCATTTAAATTATACTTTCTCTGTAAATACTCTTTCGTAAATACAATCCCCAATTCTTTTAATTTTATATCACGCTCTATCGTCTCTGCTTCAACCGCTTCTTTTTTCGTTAATCGAAATCTTATGTTTTTATTTTCAGTATAGTTAAACGCAGAATACATTTCAAGTAGTTTGTTCATCGCCACTTCTATTAGTTTCTTGTCCTTCATTGCTACACTTGCTGCTGTTTCCCTGTGTACTTGCGCCGCTGCATAACTCCCTTTTTCTTTTATTTCAGTAGTTAGTGTTTCGGTAAGGATAACTTTGCTCATCTCAGCGTTATAGAACTCAGCTAAATATTGATAAAGCTGCCCTATATCAAATTTCGGGTGTTCTTTTAATTCGATTATTACTGTATCAAGAAATATAGCAATGTTATCTGTTACTAGATCCTGCAACCCGGTCAATAGATCTGCTTTTCCCTGTTCGGTCGCCGTTGCTGTATATCGTCCAATTAAGAAAGGCATTCCATATCTCTCTACCATTATCTGCCAGAAATCCATCCCGGAACGTTTTAGGTTCACCGGCCAATAACATTTTGAAATTAGTTTTTCACCATAAGGATTTACATAACTTGCTCCATTCTGCAATATTATGAATTTGTTCTTTGGTAATTCAACCCCCTCTACAAATGTATATCCATATTGATTCTTTTGCCTCATTCGCAATACGCCCTCTTGATCAAATATAAACCACTCCTGTGGTTTTGAATTTATTTTTTGTGGATATATTTCTCCGTTTTTTATTCCCCAGTTTATTTCAAGTACTTCATATCCATAAAGTATACAATCCAGCATATTTTCAATTATAGTATCAATTTCAAGTTTCTGCATCCATTTCACAACTTTCATTTCTGTTTCTTTGTCTCCTTCACACGTGATTTCCCATCCCAACTGTTGTACAAGTGATTTTCTCTGTTGCACTACAGCGGAAAGATGTGGATCATTCAACAAATCCCTCAGTATCGCATAATCATAATTATTTTCAGCTAATATTTTATCCGGATCCGGCAGGCTTGAATATAGTTGGAAGGTAGAGTTAATTTTATCTGCTTTTGCTAAATCTTTTTTTAATTGCTTTGTTAATTTTAATTCATAAGGTTTCATATCTTTATTTCCTCTTTCAAATTTGTTATATGATTAACAATTATATTTCTGTTACTTTCCGCTTCCTTAAACATTCCAATATATTTCCCCAACATCTCCAGCGCCTTTAATCTATCGCTTGTCTTTTCGCACCCTTTATTTGCAAATGCAATTTTATTAAACCCTTCTATTATCGCATCAATTGTTATTTCTGTCCTTTTTATTCGTTTCTCTTTTAATCCTTCTATCCTTTTTTTTATGTCATCATTAGTCAACAATCTTGATGCTGTTGTTTTTGCCGTCTTTTCTGAATACCCGGCTCTAATTGCCGCTTTTGTTGCATTTAAATCTTTTAAATACTCTAAACAAAACTTCTCTTTTCTATCGTTTTTCATATTAATTATAACTTTTTATATCATGCCTCTCTAATATAATACCAAAATATAATTTTTTTTGTAATAATACTTGACATTCTATTTTTTTTTATTATTTTACTGCTGTTCTTATTATTTAATTATTCATAGGTTTATAAAATGGATTTTGAAATACTTAAAACTGGTAAATTCATCAACTCTAACGGCGCAGAAGTTAATTTCTCCCAAGAAGATTTAACTAAAATCGCTGCTTCTTATAATCCCTCTCTTTCAGAAGCCCCAATGGTTATCGGTCATCCGCAGACAAACGACCCCGCTTACGGTTGGATTGATTCCCTCAAAGTTGAAGGTGATAAATTAATTGCTTCTGCTTCTAAAATTGTTCCTGAATTTTTAACTGCAATAAAAGATGGTTTATTCAAAAAAAGAAGTATTTCTCTTACTCCCGATGGCTATCTCCGGCACGTTGGCTTCCTTGGCGCTGTTCTTCCCGCTGTTAAAGGCCTTGCTGATCTACAGTTTGAAGATGTTCAGGCAGATATTGTGTTCGATATGGTTTTTTCTGAGCTTGAACCAAAACCTGTTCCTGTTGAAGAATTTCACCTTTCTGATGTATTGCTTCAAATCTCTAATCTTTCAGAAGAAATAAATAAATTCAAAAATGATTTTTCAGAATGGAAAGAACTCCGGGTTAGTGTTACTAAGGATGACAACAACGCAAAACCTGATCTTAATGTTACTTATACTTTCTCCTCTAACTTCAAAGATCAAATCGAGCAGGCTTTCCAGGATGGCAAATTAACCGTCCCTATGAAAGAAAAATTGCTTTCTCTTTTATCCACAAATTTTTCTGATGATAATTTTTCTTTAGAGAATTTTCTTTCTGGTTTCGTTTCTTCGTTCCCGGTTATCATCAACTCAACTGATTTCGCCACCCCGCCGGAAAAAATTGTAAATGACAAAACAAACAAATCTTTCGACTTCTCTGAATATACTTTAGATTCTGATTCAGAAGAAGTTCATAAAAAAATATTAGCTGTTGTTATGGAAAAGAAAATTTCATATCAAGAAGCGGCTCAAATTGTTTTTAACTCTTAATATAAGGAAATATTAAAATGTCACTCCAAAATAAAAGAATCGTTGATCCCGTTTTAACCTCGCTTGCGCGTGGCTTCTCCCAGCCCAATTTAGTCTCAAGCCACCTCTTCCCCAACGTTTCTGTTGATAAGGAAGGTGGTAAAGTCCCGCTTTTTAACAAAGAATCGTTCCGTATCTATAATACTGAAAGAGCTATCCGTGCTCATTCTAACATCATCAACCCTTCTGGTTTGAATACTGTTAGTTTTTCTTTAACTGAACACGATATTGCGTTTCCAATGGATTACCGCGAAGTTCAGGAAGATATCCGGAGTTTGAAAGTTTATGCAACTCATGTAACAACCGAAACTATTAAACTTCGTCTTGAAAAACAAGTCGCTGACCTTTGTCAAAATCTTGCTTCTTTCCCTGCCGGTAATAAAGTTACTCTTGCCGCCGGTGATAAGTTTACTAATCCTTTAAGTGACCCGGTTTTAATCTTCGAAACTGCTAAAGAAGCAGTCCGGTCTAAAATCGCTAAACGCCCTAATGTTGCTATCCTTGGGGCAAGTGCTTATTCAGCATTACGCAATCACCCTGCTATCCTTGATAAAATTAAATATACAATTAACTCTGTCATCACTCCCCAGCTTCTCGCAACTCTTTTGGATATTCCATTTTTATTCGTCGGTGAAGCCGTTTATTCTGACAATGTTGATGTTTTTAACGATGTCTGGTCTGACAACGTAGTCCTTGCTTATGTTCCAACGCAAGCCCCTAATTCAGAACGCAGTTTATATGAGCCTTCTTTCGGGTACACTTTCAAGAAAAGAAACTTCCCTATTGTTGATGTTTATTCTAGTGAAGGTAACAAAATTGAATACGTTCGTAATACCGATATTTTCCAGGCTCTCATTGTTGGCTCCGATGCTGGCTATTTGATTAACGACACAAACGCATAAACCAACAGGTTTATGTATAAGAAAGGTTTTATGGAAACTACATCTGTTTATAATTTGCCGGAAGAAACTTTGGTAACTCATAATAATATTAAATATTATAGAGTTATTAATTCTGATTTATTCATCAATAATAAATTAATCCCTGAAGGTTCAATAATTGATTTCTTTGAACCGTCTCTTGCAAATTTTTTAATCCCGGCAAAAGAATCTGAAATAATTTCAAGTGTTTATTCTGCTAATCCTAACTTAAAGCGCGGTCGCGGTAGACCAAGAAAAATTTAATTCACTTTTTCAAGAAATTTAATTTTTAAAATAATTTATTAAGGCAAATAAAAATGAAAACCGAACAAACAACCCTTATTACTTCCATTGTAGCTGCTGTCGATTTATCAGCAAGTAAAAATCTTTTCATCGGCTTTTCCGGCGCTATTTGTACCGTAGATGCTAAAGCACTTGGTGTCTTAAACGATGATACTCCCCTTGGTGAACAAGCCCCAGTCGCTGTTTCCGGTATCGCTCTTGTTGTCACGGGCGGCGCTATCGCTCTTGGTGTCGCTGTCTCTTCTGATGCTGCCGGTAAAGCCGTCACTGGTGTCGCTGGTTTTGTCAACGGTTACTCTCTCGATTCAGCTTCCGCCGCTAATCAACTTATCAGAATTAAACTCGTTTAATATGGAGAAATTATAAATGAGAACCTTTAATAATTATCTCCGTAAAATTGGTATTTCAGACGCAGAGGTAGCAACCTTAAAAAATTCTGAATCTGAAATCCAATCGCAACTTAACTTAAAGACTGCTAACGCTATCAGTAAAACTTATGCTGAACTTGCAATTATGATCAGCAACGGCACTCTTGTTCCCGGCCAACATTATCTCTTAACTGATTATGCTTCTGTACACACTATCCCTGGAACAGTAGATACTAACACACCAACAGCAGAACCGATAATCGTTCTTGCTATAGCAGCAAATAAACTTGCACCCGAAGCATACAGTCCTTCTTTCCCACAAGATGTAATTTACTATAGTCCATCAAACGACCAGGCTATTGTTCCCGGCTGTACGAAAGGTTTTATTTACAAAAGGGTTGATACCCAGAATTCTATTGATATTGGCTTTGATTGGCGTAACGTAAAATTTAGAAGATGGCAAATTTCTGTAACTGCCGAAGATGCTACCGGTGCTGTTGGTAATTATACTAAAGGGGCAGTCATAAAAAAAACCGGTACTGTTGAAATTTATATTAAACTTAATGATGCTACAGCACAATTATTCACAAATATATCTGCATGGAAACGTTTTGAGTGGGATGATTTACAATATGTTAGCCCGGTGGCATCTGCATGGTATATCCTTGATAGCGCGTATCAAGTGTTGATTCCTTGTTCAGCATTATATATGGATTACACAATGTTTTGTACTGCGCCTACAGTAGATGGTGTTCAATCTTCATATTCAAGCATTTTTATCATCAAAATAGCGCAAAACAATTCTAATATTTTAACAAATTGTAATTCGATTTTCTTTGGCAATAATATAACCAACAACACAATTGAAAGTGGTTTCTACAGTAATACTATCGGAAATATTTTTACCGGTAACACCATCGGAAGTGGTTTCTACAGTAATACTATCGGAAATAGTTTCTCCAGCAACACCATCGGAGATAGTTTCTCCAGCAACACCATCGGAAATAGTTTCTCCAGCAACACCATCGGAAATAGTTTCTCCAGCAACACTATCGGATTTAGTTTCTCCAGCAACACCATCGGAAATAGTTTCTCCAGCAACACCATCGGAAATGGTTTCTATAGCAACAGCATCGGAGATAATTCCTCCAGTAATATTATCGGAAATAGTTTCTCCAGCAACACCATTGGAGATAGTTTCTCCAGCAACACCATCGGTGATAGTTTCTCCAGTAATATTATCGGAAATAGTTTCTCCAGCAACACCCTTATACATGGTTTCTCCAGCAACACCATCGGAAATAGTTTCTCCAACAACACCATTTTATATAATTTCTCCAACAACACCATCGAAAATAGTTTCAGATTCAACACCATTGGAAATAATTTCAAATTCAACACCATTGGCGCTGATTTTTCCTCGCTTAACTTGTCGTCGGCAACTTTGGTGTATGCTGCTTATCCTAAGTGGTGGTTTAAAACACCAGACGGTACAAAAAAACTTTATTATTTTGCAAATACATCTTTTGCGCTTACAGTAGCAGATGTAACAGCTTAAATCTTTTTGCGCCCACACGCATCATTTAGGGTTAGTCGCTCCAACCTTGCCCTGCACAAGCAATGGATTAACCCTATCTTATTTTTTCGTTTTGTTGGAACTCTTTTATTGTTTTTATTTTTTCAAAATTATTTGGAGTAATTTTTATGCTTTTGCTTTTCTCTCTTGTCCTTTTTTTATTGCTCTTTGAATTCTTTAATGGTTTCCTTGACGCTGAAATGGATACAATAAAATTTAACCCTTCTGCTAGTTGGTTCCCTCTTTCTGTCTTTTGGGTAAGATCAAACTATTCTAAAAATCTTTTTATCGATTGTTGGTCTATCAAAAACAGCTTTTTGTTACATCTTCTCGATTTTCCCTTTGTTTGGTTCTTACTTAAAACTGTCTTTTCTTTTTTGCTCGACGGCTGGCATTTGGTTAAATATATTAAAGAGTCTTTTAACTCTTTAAAAGTAACTTTTCTTTTCCTTTTTATCGCTGTTTTATTCAACCATTTTAATCCTTTTTGGTTTTTTCTTTTCCCACTCTTATTCGTCTTCCGTGGTCTAGTCTGGGAATTAACTTATGGTAATAATAAAATTTAATCATGTGCGCTCCCTGCGCACTGTTCCTGGTGCGGGCTGGCGCTCCAAGCAGCCTGCATTTATTCTCTTGGAGCATTTAATTAATTCGTTCTATAAATATTACTTGGAGTTTTTATGAATCTTTTATTTCCTCTCCCTCTTTGGGTCGCTTGTTCTCTCGGTTTCTTCTTCGTTATCTTCGCTTCGCTTACCGGTGCTTTTTCATATTTCACGCGGTATATCGAAAACGATCCTCTTAATCCAAATTTCTTTTCTCAATATTGGCTCTTGTTCCCTTTATTTGAACGCTTCTTTGCTGTTTTATTCGGTTTTTCTCTTGCCTTTTCTGCTAATCCTCTTTTTATTATCTTTTTTATTCTTTCTGTCTTTTGGATCGTTTATGACGCTTTTTTTAATTTCTTCAAAAATAAAAATATTTATTATATCTCTGATGAACCTGTCGCTTTTTTTGACCTTTTCGCTCATAAATATTTGAAGTTATTCTTCCTTCTTTCTTCTTTATCCCTTCTATTGTGGTAGTTATGGAAACTATTAGCGATTTATTCTCTATGCTCCATTATGGTAAACATACTGCTTTAACAGCTGAAGCTCTTTATAAAATATATTGCTCAAATTTTCCTCATACTTTTTTCTCTCAATCTTTAAAAGAAGTTCATCTCAATGATACCCCGATCTCTCTTGATTCTTTCAAGCGTAGATTGCGTAAACTTTCTTCTGAAGCACGCCACCAAGGAACCCGCATCATCGGTGATGAATCGGGATATTATATTTCTCTTAATAATAATGAGTGGTCAGCTTATAAGCTTACCCGCTTTTCTGCTATTAAGGAAGAACTCGTTAGTTTCGCTTGTTGTGAAAAAATTTCTGTCCGTGATTTGATCAAAGATGTTTATTCTGTCAATGTTGCTAATCCTTCTTATGAATTAGAACTTAAATAATCATTCATTTAATATTAAAGGTGTTTTTATGTCTGTCGAATTTACTAAAATTAAAATTGTCCCGGCTAAAAAGGATAATCCTCCCCGTACAATCCTTTCCTGGCAAATTAAACGTGATGATGATTCTTTTGATATTTTCTCCCTCGAAAGTAAAGATCAACCTGCGCCATCTTTTTCTTTAAAAATACTCGAACTTCGCGATTTCGTCAACAATATTTGCGATTTAAGACTTAAAGACGATGAACTTCACTCCCTTACTATTCTCTCAGTCTCTTTATCCTATGCAAGTGAAAAACACGTTATGGGTTGTACTATATCTGCTCTTAAATCTTTACCGGATCGTAATATTCCCTTAGTTATCAACACTCCTTACTTAATTGAGGATTACTACTCTGATCAAGGTGACCCTGCTTCTTTACTTCCGTGTGATCTTGTTATTCTTATTTATGAGATCCAAAAGGAAGCAGAATCTTTTCTTGTAGGCTTTCGTTCCCAGTTAAATTTGTTTTCTTCAAATGTTGCTAATTAAAATTATTTATTATATTAAAATAATGGTGTTTTTATGAAATCTATATTTTCTAATTATAAAACTTCTATCATCGGTTTTATTTCTCTCTCTCTTGGTTTTTACATCGGTTTCGTCGCGAATGATTGGCTCATCGCTTCTCCTTTTATTACTTCCGGTTTCGGCTTCTTTTTAACTGCTGATGGGAATTCTGCTAATTATAAACTTAAGGCTAAATAATGAAATCTAATCTCTCTTATTATCCGCATCGTACTGATTCACACCGTCATCCTAAGTTTAAACTGCTCCGTACTCTCTTTTCTAATCAAACTGATGGATGGGCAGCAGAAGCGCGTTTTTGGGCTCTAAATAATATTATCGCTGAATCTTCTGATTGTAAACTTGATCTCTCTCTTAAAAGAAATCAAGCTACTGTTGCTGATGAACTTGGTATGAATCTTTCTGATTTTCAAAATTTTATTTCATGCCTTAAATCTCCAGATGTTGAATTAATCTTTGAAATTGAACCCGGTATCTTTTCTACTAATAAAGTTCAAGATGCTTTACATATTACTCTTAGCAAAAGAATTAAAGCTAAAATACGCAAAAAATCATCTCCTGCTGTAAAGTTCGCCGAACTTTCTCAATGTTCTCCCGAACTTTCGGATAGTTCACCCGAACCTTTAGACAAAGTAAAAGAAAGTAAAGTAAATAAAACTAAACTAAATGAAAGTAAAGTAAAATTAAATGAAACTGTAAACGTTATTTCTTCTCAACCCTCTAACTTCAAACATCAACCTTCACCTTTACCTTTTACTTTTTTTTATTTTTTCCCTCTTACTTTTGATTTTACTTTTACTGAATTGGTAAAAATTAAAATCTCTGAAATGTTTTTTAAAATTTGTTCTTTGAATTTATCAACTTCTGAAATTTCCCGCATATTTAATATTCTCGAAGCTTCTAAACAATCTTCATGGCATCAGAAAACTGAACTGTTATTCAATCTTTGCTTTTCTTTTAACCTTTCTCCACCTCAAAAGAAAAATCTCCCCTACTTTTGTTCTATGCTTAAAGGTAAACTTTTAAACCAGGAAATAGTTTCCCGTGAAATAAAAGCTTCCGTTGAAAAGAAAATTGAATCCCTTGAAACTACGGCTTTCCTTACTTCAAATGTAAATGACAATACTCATTCTAACTCTGTTCGCGATATAATCAATTCTCTTTCTCATAAAGTCCTGGCGGTACCATGATAACTGTTTCTATTATTCCCGAAAAAAATAATTTTTTATTCGTATCTTTAGAAAAAAATTTTAATTGTTTTAAATCTTTTTCTGTCCCTAATAAATTTATTTCTTTTCAATTATTTAAAATTTCTTTTTTCACTTTTTTTTATTTTCTTAAATATTTTTTCTTAAATAAATTTTTATCTTTTATGAAATCTAAATTGTCTAAAAAACAGTTGCTCGCTCTTATTGCCTTCGCTAAAAATGAACTCTCTGAATGGCAAAAAATGCTCGATTCTTTACTTAAAAAACTAAAGGAATTTCAATAATGATTTCACTTTCTTTTTGTAAAAAATGTAATAAACCAATTGTCTTTTGTAAAACTAAAACTGGTAAATTTATTCCTGTCGATCTTTCTTCCTTCTCTGAAAATGAACAGCAGCTTTTATCCGCTAATGTCCCTTTGTCTTTTGTTTTTGGCCGTCATATTTCTCATTCCGCTTCTTGCCCTTTTACTTCTCATTTTCGGAAATCTAAATGCACAGAACTGATTTAAATCAATCTGATATTGTTCGCTCTCTTCGTTCAATCGGCGCTTCCGTTCATGTTACCAGTCAAGTTGGTAACGGCTTCCCTGATTTAGTCGTTGGCTGGTTCGGTAAAAATTATCTGTTTGAATTAAAAAATAAAGATACTTATGGCAAACTTAATACGCTTCAATTAATCTTTCGGGACCGCTGGAAAGGTTCTGTTTTTGTTGTGCATTCTTTTGATGACATTTTTAATATTTTAAATAATTAGGTGCTTTATGTTTTCTTCTTTATTATCTCAAAATGGAATTACTAATTTCTCTGCTTCTGAAATTTTACGCGGTAATGCAATTTCTAAAATCCCTGTGGAACTTTATCCTAACATTTTCCCTACTCTTCAAATTTTACAGCTCATCCGGGATTCTATCCAAACTCCTATTTTTATTACTTCTACTTTTCGTACAAAAGAACATAATTTGTTAGTTGGCGGGAAACCTAATTCTTTACATCTTGTTTTTAATGCTGTGGATTTTTATGTCCCTCTTTTTCAAAAAGCAGATTTAATCCATTTACATTCGAAAATTTTAGACCGCAAGTTTACTAAATTGGTTTTCTTTAACGATCAGCCTTTAATGGTTACTCCAACTCAAATGGGTATTGGCCTTTATTCTAATTTTATTCATATAGACACGCGCGGTTTACTTGGCAGACCTTCTCCCGCTGTTTGGTCTAAATAATTTTTTTTGTCTTCACTTTATCAATGTCTATAAAATCATCTATACGTTATCACACTCGTTATTCTAATTGTTCTCAACTTCAATGTTTTTTGCCTTCCTCTGTTAATGGTTTTTACATCTGTTTAATTCCTAATTCTTAATCCCTCATTCCTAATTCCTAATTTTTATTTGCTTCGCGCTTTTGTTCTGCTTCGCCTTCGCTGCGGCTCGGCTCGTTTTATAGATTGCCTCACGCTTCTCTTCCGGCAAATTTAAATTAATGTAAAAAGACAAAATGTTTTTTATGTTGTTTTTAATTTCTTCTTTGATTAAAAAACAATTTGCTTTTTACTGAAAACAAGGGCGCCCTTTCCTCGTTTCGTCTCTCTCTTCTTCCTCTTTCGTTCCGCAAAGTTACACTCTTTCGTCAGACGTTCGTTCCTCAACTCGTCAAAGGCACTGAACCCAAATTAAGTCAAATTACACTTTCAGCTCTCAAAAAAGATGCACAAAAACTAATCCCAAACCACTGGTTTTTGGCACTTTTTTGTTCGTAACTAATCGCAAGGGACAAATGCGGCGGCACAGTTTTTTTATTTTAATCGCAAATTATACGCTTCGCTCTATGTCGTTTGCGGGGAAGTTTTTCCGTGCTTCGCACTCCAAAACTTCCCTTGCAAACTCTTTTGAACTAATCGCAGGGTACAAATGCGGCGGCACAGTTTTTTTATGCTTCCGTGAATTTTAAAAAACTATGCCAAAAATTTTTTTAGTTGTATAGTCTTATCTGATTTTTTTGGCATGGTTTTTCTAACACTACAGCCTTTAAAAAACTCCGCCGCCGCCGCACTCACTTTAAATACTAAACGCATATTCTGATCGTATTACTCAAATCGCTTAATTTGTTTTGGTTTTTTTGCTTTCCTGTTCTTTTTGTCCTTTTAACTACTAATCCCGGAAGTAAACTTTTATCTCACGGAAAAGAAAAAAAACAAATCCCAAATCGCTGGTTTTTTTACTTTCCGTTCGTAACTAATCGCAGAATGTACCCTTTAGCTCGTGCCTCGCTAAAAGGTACTGTAATCTTAATGCCCAAAGGGCTGCTCCTCTTGGACAAAATACATAGTACAGATCGTGCAAACTAAAAACAGATTTTGTTGGTTTGCTCGTTCCTCGCAAACCGTTAGCTCATTCTTTTTTGCCCCCTAAACTTCAAGATGTTTCGTGCGCTTCGCGTGTAAAGGCAAAAGGAAGCACCATATTTTATCTGATTGCTCCTCTTCGTTCCGCTGTCGGGGTAACCGGCACTTCCTTTTGCCTTTACACAATGCACTCAAAAATGGTGTTTACGGGGGCAAAAAAAAATTCGGGCAAATAGGCCCCTTTTAATAACAACATAATATAGGTGTAACAATGGTAAAATTAACTGGCTTAAATTTGAAAATGTATAAAGCTTATCGCTTCTTTTTTATTCCAGCTTGCATTGCGCTAAAGCTTGCCCGCAATTTTGGCGTTAAAAAGATAAAATGGTAGTTTATAAAAATGGTAAAAAAAATCCTTCTTAAACGCAAAAATAAGCATGGTTTGTTTTTGCTGGTTTCTCTTTCTTTTTATCGAGGTAAACAAACTCTATTTTGGGTTAACTGGTTCACCCCAGCCGGCCATTTTCGCGGCGTTCGGTTTACTTCTTTTTCCGCCGCCCGGCAGTTCTTCCTTTTTGCTACTTCAACCAAAATAAAAAAAGGGGGTGAAAATTGAAACGCATTAAATCGCTCTCATCCACAGCTCTCCGGTGTGGCTGTTCGCATTTTGGCCTAAATCCTGTTTTAAATAACCGCGATGAAATTGTTTTTGTGTTTAAATCTCTTTCCTGGTGCGCCTTTGCTTCTCTTTTGCGCAGTAAAAATATTCCATTCCGTACCGGGTTCAAGTCTGGATTTTTCTCAATTTATGTGCCTGTTTATCTTCTTCGGGTTTATGGGCATAAAAAAATATTGTTCAAAAATATGTTTCAACTTTTTCGTTCTTTTTTTGCCTTCGCAAATTTTGGTTATGATAAAAATTGGGAAGTTGCGGAGGTAAACAGCTTGCAACGGGCCAAAACCGCAAAGGGCTTAAATCAAACTCAGTGGGGTAAAAAATTATGGTACGAAAATAATTTGTTGTTAACAAAATAAAAAAAAGGTGCAAAATGAAAATAAAAAAATCTTATAGTAGTAAACAATCCGCAAAAAACGCCATGTGGTCTTACGTTAAGAGCCTGCAAATAGCTGGTATCCATACTGGCGCTTTGCGAGGCGACGATGGATTGACAGCACAATGGACAACTAACGCTTCACGTACGCAATGGGCTACAGTAGTCCACGATAACAATTATTATGTTGCAGCTCGTAAATGGTTTGTCCGTCTATCAACAGACGAGGATTAATATTACATCTGTTTCAATCCACGCGCCCGCATGAGGCGCGACCCTGCAACGGGCCAAAACCGCAAAGGGCTTAAATCAAACTCAGTGGGGCAAAAATTTTTGGTACGAAAATAATTTGTTGTTAACAAAATAAAAAAAAGGTGCAAAATGAAAAAATCAATTTATCAAAAAAACAAAACGTTTGGCGTTACACCTAACGTAAAAGTTGTAACGATTTATTATTATACATCATCCGAGATTGCTAGGGAAAATAGTCTCAATAAATCTGACATAAAAATTACCCGAAGGATATTAAATAGTCACTATGATTATTTATTAGCCGTTGAAAATGGTGAAGATTTGGAATCAACTTAATAGAGGCTATGTAGAATCAGCGCAATCTGATTTAACAGAAGACGACTTTTTAATTTTTGTAGATGAGGAGCCATTACAATCCTATGTGGGTGCTTCTACAAAAGTTGATTATACTTATGTCTTCGGGTCGCACGGTTATGGATTGAATAAAGATGATTACTTCCCCGATCTTGATGATGTCGAAGAAGAAATTGGAGAAGCAGCGGATAATGAATTAGCTGATTTTATTCAAAAATTATATGATGAAGCATCCGAAGTTGACACAGAATCGAAAGGAAATCATTGTGTTTATGCTAATAACCTCTATGGTTATCACAGAACAGTAAGTAAGAACCTTTCCCTTGAAGCCGCTACTAACTTAGCAAAAGAGCTGGATAGGCAAGCGTGGAAGTTGTGGCATGATCAATCGGTCGCACACAATGACGATTATCAAGTAAGAGATTCGAAAGGCAATATAGTTTTTAGTTGTAGCGAAGGGGGTTGTAGCTAAGGGTGAAGAAGTTTATGAAATTAATTAATAACTATTTCAAAGAAGGATAATTAAAAAAAAAGTGTAATATTTTTCTTGGGACTATTGACTTTCCCTTTATTTTGTATTACATTGTATTGTGTTTTTTAACAATTATTTAACAAATAGAAAGGAGTTTTAAAAATGAATCCACTTAGTTTCCGGCCCGACCCGGAGGTCAAGAAAAAATTGGAGGAATACTGCAAACAAAAATCGCGCAGTGTTTCTAATGTTATTAATTATTCACTCAAGTTATTTTTTAAGCTAATACGGGCGCAAAAAAAATAACGGTTGGCAATATTGTTTATTAATTCTTTAAATTTTTGGAGCATTTATGGAAATTATTCAAATGAATAAAGATGTTTTTGCCTGGCAAACAAAAGAGTTTCTTTATCCCTTCTATGACTTTTTAGAGAGGATTCACTCAAACCAGATACCCACGGTCCAAATTCTTCTCGGCGAAACGGTCCTAAACGACCTCTTAGACGAGCTCGTTTATAGCGCATTCAAATCTAATAACCGTGATCTTTTAAATAAGCTCAATGACTTATTTACTATGATAATTAATTACAAACAAAACTAAAGGAACAAACAAAATGAAACTTTCAGATTTCGCAACCAAACTCACTGCCGAAAATCACTTTATTAAAGCATCTTTCGGCGGTATGCAAGGTTCTGGTAAATCCAGAACCGCTACCGACTTTGTAATCGGCGCTTACAAAGATTTAAAATGTACAAAACCAATCCTCATCATTGACAATGAGAAAGGCAGTAGATTTTTAATCCCGATTTTCAAAAAAGCAAATATCCAGGTGGTCCTTAAAGACACAACTTCAATTTCTGATCTTCATTCCGCTTTCGATTTTCTCAAAGCTAAAGAAATTGATTTTCTGTTTATCGATTCACTCACTAAAATTTATTATCAGTTTATCAAAGACTATAAACTGAAAAACAAAAAATCATTTATGTCACTCCCCGACTGGGGAAAAATCCTCCCGGTTTGGCAAGAGGAATTCTCGGATCGCTTCGTAAACACCGAAGGCAGTATCGTTTTTACTGGTCGCGGTGGTTTTGAATATGAGAAGGAAGAAGACACACTTGATGAATCCGGTAAGGTAACTATGAAAGGGCAGTTCGTAAAGTCCGGCGTAAAAATGAAAATCGCCGGAGAGACTCCCTACGAAACTGATCTCAATGTCTGGATGAGTCTTGAAAAAGATATTGACAAACAAAACAGACCAATTCAAAACAATGTTGCCTTTGTCTTAAAAGATAGAAGCGATACCATCAACAGCAAAACCTTTGTTATGCCTAAGTACAAACAATTTAAACCAATTGTTAATTTTATACTTGGTTTAGAAACCGGCGAAGTAGCAAAAGAATCAACTCACTATAATTTAACTCCCAATAGTGATTTCGATTATTTGGATAAACAGCAGCAGAGAAAAATCCATATGGAAAAGATCGAAGCGGTTTTTGAACTAAACAATTTAGGAAGTCCACGCAGTGCCGACGAAAAAAAACTAAAGACGCTTATCATTCTTAAAATTTTCTTAACCACTTCCAAAACCGAGATCGAGAAATTCCCTATCTCCGCTTTGAATAATTGTAGAGTAGAACTTGAAGAACTTTTTGCAGTATTAAATAATCGTGATGATAAAATTGATTTCATGCAGAACTACAACAAAGAAGCATAACGTTGCAACTAACCGGCTACCAGCAACAAGAGAGCCGATTAGAAGTAGCAAGCTGATAATTTAGAAAAAACTTTTTTAGTATGAATACCTTGGACAAATTAGCCGAAACGGAAATACAAACTAAAGAACTGCATAATGGCCAAATGCGAAAAAGCAGTCCGTTTGAGCTGCTTGTTATACAGCAAATTACTCTTAAACAAGCAAGGGAATTTGTTTATAATAATCATCGGCATCATTCTCCGCCGCAAGGTCATAAATTCTCAATCGGTTGTTTTATTAATAATAATCTTGTTGGTATTGCTTCAATCGGCAGACCTATTTCAAGATGTCTTGATGACGGAACTACGTTAGAAATAACGAGAGTTTGCACAAATGGCACCAAGAATGCTTGCAGCAAATTATATTCATCATCGGCAAGAATAGCTAAGGAATTTGGCTATAAAAAAATCATTACATATATCTTGCAATCTGAATCAGGCATCAGCTTGAAAGCTTCGGGTTGGCGTCTTGATGAAATCTGTAAAGGAAATACTCTTGATAAATCTAAAAATAGAAATCGAACAAATGTAATCATTGATTTATTTGGAACTAAAAAAAAATATTCAGATGAACCAAAACAGCGATGGTGTAAAATCCTTGCTGTATAACAAGTATCGGCTTAACTTGCCGTGCGTTAGTAACTTTTAACATTTTAATTGGAGAATAATTTATGGAAAATGTAAAACCAGAATTGATCAAAGCGACAGCGAACGTTAAAGCCGTAGTTAGTTTGCCGGGCTGGTATATAAAACCACTTAATACAAAAAATATTTTTCACGGATGCTTAAACTGTGGCGGAACTGAGCAAACCCTTGATTTAGAAACCCGATTATATAATGGGTTTGGTGGATGGAATGTAACCAAAGACGGTGAATTATATTTTATGGAAGCAGCATACATTGAAAAAGACTGGAAAGAATGGAAGCAGCTAAAAGAGATTGAAGAAGAAGCAAAGAAAGACCCAAACCACGACTGGCGTTGTAATTATAATTTACCATTCAGAGGTGGTAGCTATCAAAGGCATGATAATGATAAATGGGTTTTAATAGAATCGAATCGAGGGTTTGCTTAATACGATGTCAAACTAACAACTTTTACTATAACACGCAATGGAAACAGAACTTAAAAATATTAAAGGAGTTACAATGAATTACTTAAAAATCAAACTATTAGCACTAATAATAATTGTCGTGTTGATAGCCACGTTAGCGGTAAATAATGGGTGCAATAATGGTCAAGGTACTTTTTCAAGCGAAAACAAAACATGCTTTGATCTAATAAAAAAGAATTATAAAATAATAGAAATAGATAGTTGTGAATACATAGTTTATTCTTATAGCAAAGGTTATGGCGGCTATGGATTTATGTCGCATAAGGGAAATTGTAAATATTGTAAACAACGCAAATCATATTCCCGCTAACAGTTTGGCTGGTAAGCGGTGGCGATAATAAACAATAAAACTAAAATAGGAGAAATACAAATGAGTTACGAACAACAAATAATGGAAGCACTTGCAAGAGGTTATTGTGTAGAGCCGAATACAAGTAAAGTTTTAGATTCAGATTTAATAATGGCAATGACAAAATAAGTTTTAACAAGTGTTGGCTTTATACCAAAAGATGATAGCCATCCGCTTGACCAGCTTGAAAAAGAATTTGCTAAAGTGATAAACCGAAATAGTGTTGAGAACTGGAATAATACGCCGGATTTTATTTTAGCAAAATATTTAATTGATTGCCTAAAAGTATTTAGTGATATAAACCGGAATAGAGAGCAGTGGTATGGCAAAGAATTGAAGATAATTTAAGCCAACTTCCCGGCTAACGGAGTTGAACTAAATTGCCGGAAACAAAAGTAAAAAGATGAACAAAGAAAATAAAATAATAAAAGATACAACTTCACATGAGAAAATCTTAGGTCAGTTTGAGCGAGTAGTTAGCCCTTTTCCCAGCATTATGGAAGTACCTTTAAAATATAGGCTACGGCTTCAAGGCAAATATAATGCAAAAGTTTGCTGGTGCGTAAAATGCAATGAATATTTTGACATTAACAAATATAAAGATTTAGGGTTCTCTGAACAGGGTGGATATTTGGTTCTAATTATGGAATGCCAAAAATGTTGGAAGGTACAGTATCATCACATTAAGAGCCGGAACTATCTTGAAACAATTTTACTGGAATTTAAATTAATCGAAGAAAAGGGCTAACGGCGTGGCGGCTAAACTGCAATAATAAAATATCAAAAATAATGCTAAGTAAAGAAGAATATAAAAAACTTATAGAAGAAGATATTAAGTGGTTATGGACTGTTCCACACTCAAATAATCTTGAAAAGAATCATATCATTAACGTACTCGATGATTCGTTGGACAAATATTGTCAGTTTGAGCCGCAAGTTAGCCAGAATTTTTGCGAATGGGAATGGAACACCACTTTTGAAAGGCATGGGATTGTAAGCGAATGTGGTCATCGTTTATCGGAATTATATAGAGACCACGATTATATATACTGCCCTTATTGTGGTAAAAAAATTAAGACAGTTTAAAAACTAATTAACGGCTGTGGCAACTTACCCGCACGGCAGTTAAAGAAAAGTATGAAAGAACAAATAAAAAAGACTCTTGAAAATAAAAACGCCGAAGATAATTTATGTGTCGGCGTACAGTTGCGAGTTATAAACCCGCCCCGAATATTAGTAGCATGTGAATATAGCGCAATAGTCCGTGAAGAGTTTGTCAAACTTGGAGCAGATGCCTGGAGCTGCGATATACTACCTTCAGCAATTCCCGGTAATCACCTTCAATGTGATGTTATGGAGATATTAAATAATAGATGGGATGCAATGATAGCCTTCCCGCCATGCACCTATTTAACTTGCACGGCAAACCGTGTATATATCAATAATCCGGAGAGGTGGAAGAAACGGCTGGTTGCAATGAAATTTGTTTATGATTTATTAAACGCATCAATTGATTTTATAGCATTAGAAAATCCAGTTGGGGCAATATCAACCTGGATAAGAAAGCCGGAACAATATATACAGCCTTATGAATTTGGACACGCTATAAGTAAAAAAACCGGGTTGTGGCTTAAAGGTTTTCCATTACTTAAACCTACAAAAGTAGTAGAACCGGAATGGATAATAGACAAAACGGCGGGAAAGCGATATAGTCCAACACACTACAAAACTTCGTCAACTAACAAACCGGAAATTGCATTATTAAGGGGTAAAACTTTTTTGGGAATTGCTGAAGCAATGGCAGCTCAATGGATGCCAATTATATGCAGTAAGAATTTATAACAGAGTGTCGTTTAAGTTGCAAGCGACAATTACAAATAAATAATTATTAAAAGGAGATATTGAAATGACAGACCAAATTAACAAAACCGAAACAACAAGCGAAGTCAAACTTGAAACGCAAGTTATACCGCTTGCGACAAAAGTTAAAAAGTATGTTGAGGCTAAAATTATTATTGAACCAATAGAAAGAATACCATATTACTTATGGAGAGACTTACCAAAAGATGAACAAGTGAAAAGAGAATTGTTGTGGTATCGCAATTGGGCGAAAGAAATAAAAGAATTTTTTAGAGACCACAGAAGCCAAGACATTAACGATGTTTATGTGGACGTTACAGAAATTGACGTTTGCAGCAAGTGTGGTGAGAGTTGGGAAACTTATGTTGAGGAAGAAACTGGAGACACTTGTTGCTCCAATTGCGGGGCATTAGTAAAACCTAAGCAAGCGGTATAACGCTGTGGCGCTTAACCGGCGGCTATAATTTATAACAAAATAAAATAGGTATAAGATGCAAGTATTACTAAAATTAAATGATGATGAATTGAAGTTAATGACCGAAGAAGAATTTGAGAAAATGAAAGATGAGTTAGATGAATTTGACGGAATACACCCTTACATAATTATGGGTTGGTTACATGATAAAAAACCTATTTGTAATATGTGTAACGATTATTTGGACGATGATAGCCGTCAGGTTGGAGCGCAAGAAAGTATAGTTTATAAAAGGCAAGAGTAAACAATCGTAATCTTATACTTAATTAAAAAAGAGAAATGCATTATTAGATGAATAATATAGACAACAAAGCAATTCCCGTTGAGTTGCCAGTTATAAATTTTTTGTTGGGAGTAGTGGAAATTGAAGAAAATGGCAAAAGGTTTAGTGCTTACATACCATATAAATTTTCAGGCGACACAAATAAAATTATATGGACAAGAGTTGGTGTTTCCAGAAAGTTTAGATATGTGAGATGTGAGTTTTGCGGAAGATTAATAGCACAGCGTTCGGCTAGATGGTATGCACATCTTGAGAAACATTTTAATACAGACATAAAGGTTATTAGCCAAAAAAATTTATAACATATGGCGCGTTGTGCCTAAGCTGATGGCAACATTATGGTTTGAGAGCCGTAGTAAAACGGTTGCAAACGTTCTTGAGAATATTACTACAATGTTAGCCATTCAGCTTTTGGCACGAGTTATAAAGACTTTTACGCACAAAGGATAATAATTGGAAACTAATTTTGTAGAACAAACAGAAGAAGAACAAACATAAATGTATCTTAAACAACTTAATACCGTACAGCCAATGCATTACATCTCTTTGGGTGCTGGCGTACAAAGCAGCACAATGGCATTAATGGCAAAACATAGCGTTATAACCCCCATGCCTGCATTTGCTGTATTTGCAGACACAAAAGCAGAACCAAAGTCTGTTTATAAATGGTTAGACTATCTTGAACCTTTATTACCTTATCCGGTTTTTAGGATAAACAAATATGACCTTGAAGATGCAAGCACAAAATTGCTCGTATCTAAAAATGGTAACAACTATGCTAAGTTGGCTATACCAGCTTATATTATAGATGCTAAGGGTTCTAAAGGGATAATGATGAGACAATGTACTGTTGGTGCCAAAATAATTGCTATCAATAGTTTTGTAAGAAAATTTATTGGGAAAAAAGTTAAAGCAATTGAGTGGATGGGGATAAGTATTGATGAAATATTTCGCATAAAAGATAGTAGAGATAAGTGGAAAACAAAACGTTATCCACTTATTGAATTAAATAAAAGCAGAACCGATTGTTTAAGGTGGATGCAAGAAAACGGTTATCCAAAGCCTCCACGAAGTGCGTGCGTGTTTTGCCCCTTTCATAATGACATTGAATGGTTAAGATTGAAAACTAAAGAACCATATGAATTTGAAAGAGCAATAAAGTTTGAGAAGAAATATCAAGAAACATATAAACAAGTAAAGAACTTTAGAGGTATTCCATATCTTCATAAATCATTAAAGCCATTGAGCGAGGCGAATTTTGGTGAAGATCAAATAAATTTGTTTAACAATGAATGTGAGGGTTATTGTGGGATATAATCCTTTCTCTGGTTTTTTTATAGTTTTTAATAGTCTCCGGGCTTATTCGTTATTAAAGGGTATATAATGGATTTAGTAAAAAAATTAAGACAATAAAATATTTAAGCTAATATTTTTATTAACGGTTATTAGTTTAACTACAACCCAACTATTTTATAATAATATGTTTTTTAAAAGTTTAAAATATCATTTAGGTTTTAATATGGACGTCCAAAATTCAATCAAATTTAATTTTGTCAAGATAGAACGCGTAACCGATAAAGCTTGGCAAATCGTTTTCGATTCCGGTCAAATCGAATGGCTCCCTAAATCTCAATGCAGAATTAATATTTCAAAAAATGAAATCTATATCCCCAAATGGCTTGCTGATGATAAAGACCTTTCCTTTTATTAATTTTTCTTTACCATTCCCTTTCTCTTATTTATACTCCTTTAAGTAACAGCCATATTACTATCACCACCCCTGCTCCGAACCACCATTTTTCCCAAAATCCATTCCCTTCTACTATTATTTTTTCCATTTCAATTTTCATAGTATCAACACTATTTATCCTAATTGTATCCACCCTCATGAAACTTTTTTCAAAATAAGTTAAATCAAATTGTATTTCCACCGAATCTCTCTCTACTTTAACTTCAACTTTTATCATACTGCTATCATCATATTTTATTTCTTCCTTTGCAATCCCTGTATTATCAATCCTTGTTTTTATTTTTTTCTTTAATTCTAACTTCTTACTTCTAATTTCTTCTTCCCCTTTAATATATTCCCTCTCCTCATTCCCTTTTATTAGTTCTGTTTTTGTTTTAATCCCCGTTTGCTTATTATAATTAACCAAAAAGATTATTGTCCCTATCATTATAATTGCAATAACTATTTTTATTGTATTCATTTTTTACTTCCTTACAAATTCTTTTTCTAACATTACTTTTATATCCGCTATTTTTAACAATATTTCTTCTTTGTTTTCGTTTGCTTGTCTTTGTACTTTCTCAAATCTTTCTAAATAATTGTCTCTTATTTCTTTTGTGTCTTTTTCAATCTTTTTAATTTTGTTGCTTGCATCTCCTATAACGATACTTACTAAACCACTAAATATTAACACTATTATTGGTACAATAATAGTGTGCATCTGTGTTGCGTTCATACTTACCTCTTTTTAATTAATTCTTTCATGTTAATTGTTTTGAATTCTATTCCCCTCATTCCATCTGTTTTATACTCATTTAAAAATTGTGTTGCAGAATCTACAACATCATCAAATTCTCCGTTAGGAAATTCTTCCATTTCATTTATGAATTGTTCTGATATACTTTCCCCTTCTGGTATCTCAACTTTCCCGGCTTCAATAAGTGGCGTAATTGCAATAAATCGCGAGAATTTATCCCTGTCTACTTTAATTTTTTTTATCGGGATCCGCGTTTCTCTTTCTAATTCCTGTATTAATGACTGCCCTGAAGCTTTATCCTCTATCAAAACTACCGCCGGTTTAAACTTCAAATACAAATCCGCAGCTTTGCGCTTCAACTCCGGGAATTCCATCCTTTCCCGGAACAGGTCCAACAGCAAAAACTTGTTTTTTGTTATTCCCCAAGTCGTACAAACAGAAAAATCGTTCTCTTCCTTCGTCTTAAATGCAGTATCCCAACTCTGCACTATGCGTTCAATTCCTAATCCCTCATTCCTAATTCCTAATTGAAAAAATTTCCACCAATCGTGATTAATTATTTGCGCTTCGTTTTTTTCAATGAACTTTCCGTAAATTTCCTGCTGTCTTAAAAAAAGAGGAATTTCATTTTC